ATTCTTCTTTAACCATATTGACGGAATGTACTCATTCTGTACTGACAAAGATAATAATGTTGTACACTTCCGTGCATGGGAAGAAGTAACTGAGGTGCCAGCACCGTATGATAGCGTACAAACTGTTTAATAAACGAAAAGATGGTACATATGGACCACTCTTTATTAATCGTAAACAAAGACTCATAACTGATGAATGGTATGCTGCTGAAGAACATCCAACCAAAGGTTATGCTTATAGACCAGGATGGCATTGCTGTCATTCTAAGTCTGCTCCACATCTATCTGAAAAAGGTAGAGTATGGTGTGAAGTTGATATTAACGACTTCACTGAACATGTAAGACCCGCTAGCCAAGGCGGTGTATGGTACACTGCTAACTGGCTACGCATCGTAAAGGAAATGTAATGAAACACTTCCCAGAACCCACTGAAGATAAATACAATCATAAAGCCTACCCTGTCTCAGGTGTATACAAATTTCCTGACTCAGGAACTCTATACTTCATAGACAAAGAATATGGCACTGTAAACACAGTATATGGTAACTATAACAGTTTCCTGACTGTCTCTGATAAATCAGCAGAAGAACCTTCTGTTGCTTTATCTCTCTTCCTCTCAACTGTAGCCGCTTCACACGGACATAAACTATGAAACAATACATCTGTATCTATGATAATGACCACTATACAAAAGGTGACACTGTAGAAGAAACCTTTGATGAAATGCAAGCTCAATACAGTCAAGTCGAAACTGATGACTGTGAATTCTTTGAAATCATCCCTCTCAAAGTAGAACGTGAAGTTGTTTGGGATATAAGACTACTAGAAAGGTAAAAACTAATGGGTGCAACAACATTTATAGTACATAGTTCTGGTCAGAGTGCCGCACATGCATTCTCTAGAGCTATTGATGATGCGTTCTGGACGCATGGCAGAGAAGGCTACACAGGTAGTATCTGCGAAAAGACTGACTTCAACATGATGACTCCACCTAAACAAATGGATCTCTACGAATGGATTGAAGAACAGTTTGAAGGTAATGATGTGATAGACGATAAATGGGGTCCAGCAGGATGTGTACAAATCTCTGAAACTAGTTACGTATTCTTCGGCTGGGCATCTTGTTAAACTGAAAGACTAAAATGAAACAACATATCAAAGAAAAGTGGCTTAACGCCCTTAGATCAGGTGAGTATCTACAAGGTAAAGATTCTCTACAACCTGCACCTAACAGCTTCTGTTGTTTAGGTGTTCTATGTGACATTGCTATTAAAGAAAAAGCTATAGACAATGCTCAATGGATTGAAGCTGATGAAGGTAACGGACTAAAGTTCGCTAGTGGTATGCTTAGTAATGAACCAGACTTCTATCGTCAGTCCTACGAGACAGAAGAAGATGGTGAGTTACCAGCAAATGTAAGACGATGGGCTGAACTCGAGTCCTGTAATCCACAAGTCCTCGTCACTATCAACGAAGAGGGTCATCAAAAACCACTAAGTTTAGCTGAACTAAATGACACATGGAACTATGACTTTAAAAAGATAGCTGACCTCATAGAGAAACAACTATGACGCAAAATGAAATCATTGAAATAGCTAAACAGGCTGGTTTTGAAGAACATCAAGCAAAATTTGATACACGCTTTGAACCCTTTGCCAAACTTATAGCAGAAAAAGAACGTGAGGCGTGTGCAAAAGAAGCAGATAAACGATTGTATGACTACACCATGCTTACATCAAATCCACCACAAAGCGGTGCGGCATGGAGTATTGCATCCGCAATCAGAGCAAGGGGACAAGTATGAAATGGAAAATTAAAAAACCTGATTGTCCAAAAAATGGCGACACAAGGATTAGGCGTATATTTGCGTGGCGAAAAACAAGAGTTGGCGACTACTGTGTTTGGTTTGAGACTTATCAGGTAACTGAAAAATATTTTGTTTCTGTTAGTGGTAATCAGGCATGGTGGTCTGAGGTTAGTCGTGAGATATTGGACTATGTTTATTAAAGGGGACAAGCATGACCAGAGCTGACATCATCGCTGACTTATGCAATAACGGTCCATACTGCTGTTATTGTTGTAACCCTCAAGGTGAAAAAATATCTTGTTGTGATGAAAATCATTTTATAGCCTTCGAAGATCTCTACTATGATGATCAAGAAACATGGATTGAAACTTATGAAAGTCTAAAATGAAACATATACACTATGAACTTATCCTTCTATGGGCTAACGGTGAAACCATCGAATACTATAACAAAGATGAAGGTTGTTGGGAAGAAGTAAGTATCGGTAGTCCTACGTGGCATCCTGATATTGCTTATCGTGTTAAAGAAAAACAAATGGAACAATTCTTCAACAAAGCCTTTGTTATCGATGAAATTAAAAGGCATGGTAGCCCCAGACGTAGAAGTGGTGATACACTAAAACTAGTATGGGAAGGACAAGAACTTATTGCTGCTATTGCACTTAATCCAAATGCAATTATTGGTCAATAAACATGAAAGATTCCACCAAAACTATCGCACGTCAATCTCTCGTTCGTGAGCTTAATCGCCTACAAGAAAGACTCTACGTGCATAAAGATAATGTAGCTGCCTACTGGAAAAATAGTACAGTGACTACCCAAGAAGGCAGAGACATGTTCAGATATCTTAACTACTGGAAAGGAGCAACTCGTAAAACCAAAGCCCGTATGTCTAAAATACGTGCTGCACTTAAGGATCTCAAATGAAGTATAAACTAGAATGTACTGATGACCTCGATAACTCCAGACTCACTATGGAGTTTGAAGCAATAGCCTTAGATGAAGTCTTAAACAACTTCAAGAACTTCCTCTCAGGTGTATCTTTTGTTATTGACCCTTTCTCTCACTTGGAATTTATCAACGATGAAACCGATAACAACTAAGAACTACGAAATATTCTTTAACAGAGCTTACTTCGAGCATAACGCTTATGGTGAAGACTCTGCTGGAAGTCTATGGTTCAACAGTAGTCAAGAACTAACAGACTATGATGGTGTGTTTGAACTCCCTCAAGAAATCATTGCAGCCTTTGAACAAATAGGCTACAACATGGATTGGGCTAAAGATGTATAAACCACATCTATGGATGATCATCAAACTAAATGAAGGAAATCCTGACGCTAAAGTCTACTACAGAGTACTAGGTTCATGGCGTGGAGGATATCTCGATGGTGACTCATGGCGTTTAAACTCAGGTATCACCAAAGCTGTTGAAAATGATGACTATATACAATTCCACGGTGCAAGTGGTTCTATCTATGAGTGTCGTAAAGGTGCTTATGGTTCATCCCCTTATGCAACTGGTGTATTAAGTCAACTAATGGAAAAACAACCAGAACTCAACATCCAAATAATGGATGAATCAACTAACTTCTTGGAGTTAAACTATGAGTGATGTAGAAAAATATTATGCAGCAATGCAAAAATATTTCCCTCAAAGCCGTCCTTGGTCAGCATTAAATCCTATGGAACAAATGCAGATTGTCCAAGCTATCAACATAACCTTACAGATACTATCACAATGAGTACATTCCAATACGACTATCATATCGATAAAATCATCTTTGAAGTCCACATCGAGTATGAACCCGCTGAAGAAGGTTCTACAGATGACTACGGTTTAAAGAATGAGCCTGACTACCCTGAACAGTACGTCATAACAAAAGTTACTCTACAAAACTCTAACATTGATCTCTCAAGCTATATCAGCGAAGATATCCTGTTTGATATGGAAGACAGAGCTAAAGCAATGTGGGAAATTGAAGATGAATATATATGAGTATAACCGCTACTATGTCTTCGGTAAACACAGCTATGATCGTATGTACTACGGTGTTGCTGGTCCAGACAAATCCCATGAAGATGCCGTATTCTTTTTAACTCCCGAGGAAGCAAACAAACATGCAGACAAACTCAACAAAGAAAAGGATGGGCGCACCAGCGAAAGTTCTTAAAAAAGGACAGTCAGCATTAGCCCAATGGCGTAAAGAACGTGACTATGCTAAACGTAAAGGAGGTAAGTTCCTTGAGGCTTGGAATGAAGAACAAGCCGCCAAGAAAAAAGTTATCAACTCACCTACACGAGCCATACGTGACTTCTGTGTACAGTGTGTTGGTTCACGATATGCTGTAAAGGATTGTGCAGGATATACATGTCCTCTATACAAGTACAGACCTTATCAAAAGGATACTAAAGATGAAGCTCTATGATCTTAAAAGACGTAGTTACTTTAAACTAGACAACCATGATGAAGATGAAACATTCTTCTTTGACCATCTTGACGGAATGTACTCATTCTGCACTGATAAAGACAATAATATTGTACACTTCCGTGCATGGGAAGAAGTAACTGAGGTACCACCACCCTATGATAGCGTATAAACTATTCCGTAAACGAAAAGATGGTACCTATGGTCCACTCTTTATTAATCGTAAACAACGACTCATAACTGATGAATGGTATGCTGCTGAAGAACATCCAACCAAAGGTTATGCTTATAGACCAGGATGGCATTGCTGTCATTCTAAGTCTGCTCCACATCTATCTGAAAAGAATAGAGTCTGGTGTGAAGTTGATATTAACGACTTCACTGAACACGTAAGACCCGCTAACCAAGGCGGTGTATGGTATACATCTAACTGGTTACGCATACTAAGAGAAATCTAATGCAAAGAACAGTGTATCTTGCTGGACCAATGGAGCATGTGTCTCAAGAAGAAGCTCAAGGCTGGAGAGACCATGCTAAAACTATTCTACATATGAATGGTGTACTAACACTTGACCCATGTAGACGACTACACTCATTCAATGTTCGTGAAATGAGATCAATATTTGAACTCGATATGCGTGACATTAACGAATGTGATATGATCTTAGCTAACTTAAATGACCCTAAGATTCCTAAGAATGGTACTGCTATGGAAGTATTCTATGCTTCGTATATACTGCGTAAGCCTGTTATTGCCTTCAAGTCAGATGCCACAACTCTCCACCCGTTCTTTGAATCATTAGTGACCGAATGGCGCTCTGATGTATTTAAAGCCTGTGATACCTTAATCGCAAAATACTTATGATGTACTGGTTAGGAACCCTATGGGGTGTATTCGGAACTATTGCAATGATCTATGTAGGCTTCATAAAGCCCTTCTCAGATCGTAAAGATGCAAAGAAACAATATAAATACAACAAACAAAGAAAGCTAAAATAATGCCATATATCACTGAAGAAGCTCGCCAATCACCACACATGCTACAGTATGAACCACACTGTGCAGGTGAATTAAACTTTCTTATCACAACCTTCATACGTGACTACTACAATAAAAGTCCTTCCTATCAATCAATCAATGACGTAGTCGGTGCCTTAGAGGGAGCTAAACTTGAATTCTATCGCAGAGTAGCTGCTACCTATGAAGACCACAAGAAAAACATAAATGGAGATGTATATTAATGAACATAGATGATGATCGCCAACTATGGCAGTATATACCCAAAGACAATCGTGATGCACGTTTCTCATCAGACTTCTATGATGAATGGGCGCGTAAGAAATTATGGCCTGATACATTCGGTCGTGCATACAACAAAGAAATCGAGGAAAATATGAGTAATGATGCCATTAATCCTAAGCACTATAAAGATATAATCCCAGGATTTCAATACATTCAACTAATGGAACACCTACTTAAAGGTAAAACAGGTGTTGAAGCTCACTTGCTAGGACAAATCTACAAGTACTCCATGCGACTAGGTAATAAAGATAGTCTTGAACAAGACTCTTCAAAGATTGCATGGTATGCATGTTGCTTAAGAGACTACTACAAGACTGGTTCTATTCCAAGTGAACTAAACTACTAACACACATATGAGTCGTCCTAAGAAAGAAGAAACATTTAAGGTAATAAGAACGCTACGCTCAAGGTACGATCGTGTAGTAGAGGGCGTAGCATATAGATGCCTTAAATGTAAAGGAATATTCCTTAAAAAGAAAGATGTAAAGGAACATCTATGTCCTCATGGCTAATCGCTATTATCGGGTGTGTATACTTGTATATATGCCTTGAACAAGTATTTATAGGAAATATTTGGGTCGGAATAACTTACTTCGGATATGCCGTTGGTAACATCGGTTTATATAAGCTCTCAACATGACACTACAAAAAGTAAATCTCTTCGCAACAATGGATTCTATACAAGAAGCCCTTGACTATGGAGTCCAAGTAGGTATGGGTACAGCCAATCCTGCTGCAGTAACTACTGCTCTCTATGTACTGTACAATACAATGGTTGAAGAATTCAACAAGCAACATGAACCTAGTTAAAACCGTTAAACGCTGGGTCGCTGGTAGTGATAAATACTTTGATATCTATGAATGCACCATAGATGAAGTAGAAGCATATACCTCTGACTCAGGTAAGTCTATGGTGAAGATCAAGATTAATGACGTAGAGTATACAGGACTACATAACAAGTGGGTCTATGACTACCTATGCGCTAATGAAGGATCACCCTCATTCGTAGTAATGTGGCGAGCACCTAAAGGAAAACCTATGGTTGCATACGTCAAAGAAATATGGCAAGATCATATTAATGGCGTATATAACACAGAGGTTCCTCAAGAGACAGAAGCCTACCCTTCTATAGGAGGAGAGTCTTTTGTATACATGTGGGTAAACAAAGATACTGATAAAAAGTATATCGGTAAGCATAAAGGTTCACCTGATGACGGCTACATTTGTTCTTCAGCAACTATGGTTTCTGAACATGAAGAAGCCCCATCAAGGTTTATACGTACTATCTTAGCATATGGCACTGATCAAGAAATGCATGAGCTAGAAACTATACTACTGTTACAGCTCAAAGCTACTCGATCACATATGTACTATAACATGAGTAACAACTTAAGGAAAGACTAATGGCTGGAGTACTATTCACACACAAATATCATATTGGTGATGATGTATATATAAAGAATACTAATGGCTCAGTAAGTAAAAGTAAAGTCATTAACATTCAATACATTATACATGATGAAAAGAATTCTTCTGTAAGATACTACGTAGATGCACTATACTCTACTAACTCTACTATAGTAGAATCCTTGTTATACGCAACTGCGGAGGAAGCCTTCAATGGTGACAGTGCAACTTGATAATGACCAAGCTGACACTATAGCTGCAAAGGTTATTCATGATCTTTACTTTGACATGATTAAACGACTTGAAGATGAACAAGGCTATCTGTTATTCACCTCAGAAAAGCATCATGATAAAGTTCTTATACAAAACTTTATGAAGTGTTTATCAGAGGTTCACAACTATCTTGTAACTGAGGACAAATACATATGAAAGTAACTGAGATTGAAGAGCATGATGATGGTAGTGCTACAGTAGTGTTTGATATGAATAAAGAGGAGCATAGCACCCTCTTAGAAGCAGCTATTGTACGTGCTATTAAGCTAGGTATCGAGCAGGATCAAGACAAACCTACTATGTATGACTATGTTAAACGCCTGATCAAACTTCTTGATACCCGAGAAGAGAGTGACGGTGGAAGAATATTCCATCCTACATACATTACATCATGCAGAGTGATGCATGTCAAAGAACTCGATACCATCCTTGACGGGATGAAAGAGTTACTAAGCAAACCAACCGTTCCCGAGACGGTACCTTATGAGGACAAGTGATGACTAAAACTGCTGTAACTGTAGTTGTATACATGAACGATTCATTCAGGAAAGATGACATAGAAACTATTCTATGGCACGCTCTTGATCCAGTCTTACACAGAGATGAATCATATCAAATAGTTTCAGTAGAGGAACTTGAAGAGTGCATTTAATCCCTGTAGCAACTCAAGAAGAATGTGCTGAAGTGATTCAAGCTATCAGCAAAGTGTTTAGGTTTACCCTAGATCATCCTCACCCAGAGACTGGAATCACTAATAAAGAACATCTCGAAACAGAGGTTGGGCAACTTAAGTGTATGCTTGACTTACTGTCTAGTAAATGGGACTTAAATCGTGAGTCTATTAATCGTTCATATGACCTGAAGTTAATGAACTACAATCACTGGGATAAACAACATGGAGTATTATCATGATAGTAGACACTACTATTGAAGACGAGGTGCTTGTAACAATGGTTCTTAAGAAACCATTTACACTAGAACAGCGAGCTGAGTTCGATCAGATCTTAGATCATTGTTTTGGTTTTGAGGAAGACTATAATAGAAAGGTAACTAATGAAATCTCAACGTGACTGGGATGAATTTTATTTAAGCATATGCGACTTGATCTCCAATCAAAGCTATGCTGAAGACCGTAAAGTAGGTGCTATCATTGTTAAAGATGATAACATCATTTCATTTTCTTATAACGGAACACCAAGGAAAACTGATAATGATACTCAAAGTAATATTGTCTTACATGCAGAAGCTCAAGCAATTGCTAAAGTGGCACGAACAAACAGCAGTACTGTTAATGCTACTCTATACTGTACCCTTAGTCCTTGTATCGATTGTGCTAAGCTCATATATTCAGTAGGTATCAGACGACTAGTCTACAAGTGGCTCTACAAAGACACTACTGGTTTAGACTTTCTACGTGTTAATAATGTAGGAATAAACCAGAATGATGGTCGAAATAACCTTGCTGACTCTGCATGGATAGCAAACACAGGACTACTTAAAGATGACTTCTGAGTGGACTAACATCCTACTACTTGTATTCTTGTTCTATAACTTGTATCTACAACATAAGCTCAATGAGTTTAAAGAAACACTAGAGGATCAGGCTGAAACAATGATGATGATGGCTAAAGAACTACAAGCTCTTGGCTCACCTAATGTATCGTTTCAATATGTCTCTGAGTAGTAAATACAGTAATGTAAAGATACAAGTATCCTGCGTACCTGACTGTGAAAAAGAAGTTAAAGATATATTCTATCTGATACTAGACGACTACTGCAATAGATTTAATGCAGAAATAATAGTTGACAAAGCAAAGATTCAAGTATGCTTTATAGAGTATGATGACCCTAAAGGAGAAACCTGTGGGCTACACATATTTAGTGAAGATAATAAAAAGATCTTGATACAGATAAGAGACCCTCTTTTACATGGTTGGGAAGGCAATCCCTACACAATGGATAAGCTGGCTAACATAGTATGCCACGAGTTCGTTCATGCTTGCCAAGCTCTAACTGGCAGAAATGGTTTTAAGATTCCTAAATTAACCTACGATAAAAACGATGAACAAGAACAATACTTCTTTGACCCCTGTGAAGTGGAAGCAAGAGCACTCGAAGCTCCCTACACAACAATGTATGCTCAGGCATTGCTAGCATGAGTAAATTACGCTTATGTGTAGACATTGAAACAAACGGGTTTATGCCTACTGTTGACACCATCTGGTGTATGGTAGCTGTAGATGCTGACAACGGAAATGTCTATTCATTTTCTGATCACGACAATGAGTTACCCTCTCTACAAGAAGGCTTAGACTTTATTAGTAAGGCAGACATTATCTTCGGTCATAACATTATTGGCTATGACTTAGTAGTGCTTGACCACCTTACTGGATGGTTCCCGCCTGACAGTGTTAGGGTAATAGACACTTGGGTGATGTCTCAAACAAACCAATACAAACGAGATCACAAACATGGTCTCGAAGGTTGGGGTTCTAAGTTAGGCTTTCCTAAATTAAACTTTGAAGACTTCTCCAAGTACTCTAAAGAGATGCTTACCTATTGTATCCGAGATGTTGAGCTTAATGTTAAGGTCTATAAGATACTTACAGCAGAAGCAACTAAGATCATTGGTAAGTTTCCAATGTATGCTAAAGGTTTAGAAGTAGAAAACCGCTTTGCTGCTATCGAAGCTGCTATCCGAAACAAAGGATGGATGTTTGATATGCCTGAAGCCCAAACACTTCTAATGAAGATTAACAATAAGATGGATCATATCGAGGCGATTCTCGAACCACGTATCGGTATGAGATGTATTAAAGTAGATAAGCCAGATGAGTTTAAAGAACCAGCATGGCGTAAAGATGGGTGCTATACAGTAGCAACAGTCAAGCACTTTAGTATTGAACAAGAACGTGGTCGTACAGATCGCCCTATTGAAGGACCATATTGCCGTATCGCTTTTGAACAAGGCAAAGTAGGCAGCGCAGAGGTCGTCAAAGACTATCTTTATTCTATAGGATGGGTTCCAGATGAATGGAACGTAGAAAAAATTAATGGCAAATTCGTTAACAAAAGCCCTAAGCTCACTGAATCTTCGCTTGAACTCTTGGGTCCAGAAGCTATGCTTATCAGCGAGTACTATACCCTTAGAGCAAGGAAAGGTATTCTTGAAGGATGGATTAAAGAAGTTAGAGAGTCAGGTGACAATCGTTTGCATGGTCGCATGTGGACTATTGGCACTCCTACCTTTAGATGTCGTCACGAAGTCGTTGCTAATCTACCTAGCGTTGATTCTGTTTATGGCAAAGAAATGCGGTCTCTTCTCAAGTGTGAGAGCGGAACTGTCATTGTCGGAGCTGACTCAGCTGGTAATCAAATGCGTGGCTTGTGCCATTATATCAATAACGATGACTTTACTAATGAGGTAATCAATGGAGACGTGCATCAACGCAACGCTAACGCACTCGGTACTAGTAGGAAGCTTGCTAAGCCTTTTCTTTATGCTTTCTTGTTTGGTGGTGGGGCGGGTAAACTTGGTCTCATACTATCGGGAAAGAGAGATGCTAAACTGGGACAAGAAGCTATCGGAAAGTTTGAGAACTCAATTCCAGGACTCAAGGAACTTAAAGACAGACTCATAGGACAGTATGAAAGAACATCTGCTGCCTTTGGATCTGACAATGCTTGGGTAAGAGGTCTTGATGGTCGTATAGTGTTTGTAAGTTCATCACATCAAGTGCTTAACTACATACTACAGACTACTGAAGGTATCACCTGTAAGGCAGCTGCTGTATACCTACAAGACAAGCTATGGGAAAGAAAGATACCACACTACTTTGCTCTACATTATCACGATGAGGTAGCTGTTGTAGTGCCTGAGAGCTATGACCAAGAAGTAAGAGAGTTAGCCATTGAAGCTTTTACAGAAGCTCCTAAATGGTTTGGTATTACATGCATGGGTGGTGGCGCTCATGTAGGAACTAATTATGCTGAGGTGCATTAATGATTGAACAAGAAGATTGCTTTGACTTAGCGATCATTGATGTAGACAGTATTCTATATCAGATCGCTTATACTACTCCTTCACCAGCTCTTTGTAAGAAACATCTAGACGAAGCTCTAGATAATATTATGGAGAAGACTGGTGCAGCGGATGGTTTAGTGTTTATGAAGGGTAAAAACAACTTTAGATATCAGGTAGACCCTGAATATAAAGGTACTCGTAAAGACACTATCGAACCTGAAGTTAAAGAACGTATTGAGATGCTCTATGAGTATGCCAAAGACTTTTGTATAGCGTCACATGGTGCTGAAGCAGATGATCTATGTGGTGTATATGCTCGTACTGCTCTTGACAATGGAGATACATACATCATATGTCATATCGATAAAGACTTAAATGGTCTTACTGGTTGGCACTATAACTTCAGGAATCATAAGCTATACTATATTAGTGACTCTGAAGCATATAGGTTCTTAATGATGCAAGTTCTTACTGGAGACTCAACAGATAACATTCAAGGTCTACGTGGTATAGGTGAAAAGACAGCTATCAAGCTGACTAAAGATACACCTAATACCCGACTGTGGGACAGGGTTATTGAGATCTGGAAAGACAAACAACCAGAAACATGGTACAATAACTTTGTTAAATGCGCTAACTGTATTTACATTCGAGAGTTCAATGATGATCTCCGACCCTTAAGCTTTGAAGAACTAAAAGAAAGACTTACATGGACAGAGACTACGGACACTGGTACCCTCTTACAGACAGACCAGACAACGCCTTTGGATTCATCTACGCCATTATCAACCTCCAAACAGGAAGAAGATACATCGGCAGAAAGCAGCTCATAAGTGTATCAAGAAAGACAATATCCGGACTTAAGCGACGAAGGGTTACTAGAACAGAAAGTGATTGGAGATTATATAAATCCTCCTGTCGAGAACTCCTTGATGATATTGAGTATTACGGACTTGAATCATTTACTTTTGTTATATACAAATGGTGTATTGGCGCTGGAGATCTTACGTACAGCGAAGTTAAAGAGCAATGGGAATGTGAGGTCTTATCACGAGATGAAACACCTGATGGAGAGCGTCTCTGGTATAACGGTAACATCGGAGCAGTCAAATTTTTAAAACCTAAGTCTTATGAATAAGAAACTTAAACCATTAACCAATGATGAACCATCCTTAAAGGATGAATTCAAAGACCAGTTTAAAAAGAAAAAGGAAACACAAAAGCAAGCAAAAGAACGTAGGAAATTCATTCGTGAGCTAAGAGAAGATAGAGACTGGAGCTAACATGTCTAGATGGATACATGCACCATGCCCTAAATGTTCGTCATCAGACGCATTTAGCTATAAAGAGGATGATGAATTTGGTTTCTGTTTTAGTTGCCAAAAGTCCTCACCTATTAACCCTAACCACAAACCAACTGAATATCACAAAGAGAACTACTCAATGCACACACTAGAGGAAATTAAAGAATATGACACTCGTGGATTTAAAGAACGTGGTATTACAAAGGCTACAGCAGCTCACTATGGAGTTAAAGTATCGTACGCAGAGGACGGTACTATTGCTAGCCATTTTTATCCTTACACTAAGGATGGAGTGGTCGTGGCATACAAAGAGAGAAAGTTACCTAAAACATTTGTCATCCATGGCAACTTTAAAGACATCCAGTTCTTTGGTCAAGCAACGGTTACTGGAGGAAAGAGGATTATTATCTGTGAAGGCGAACTCGATGCCCTCGCTGTGGCGCAAGCGCAGTATGACAAGTATCAACGATACTACCCCTCCGTGGCCATTCCCTCGGCATCAGCGACCGCGTTAATCCTTGAACAACGTGAATGGTTAAGGAACTTTGATGAAGTAGTTCTTATGTTTGACTCAGATGAGGCAGGACAAAAGGCTACTCAACAAGCGGCTAAGATAATTGGCTACGATAAAGTAAAGGTAGCTAGTCTACCTGAGAAAGATCCTTGTGATGTACTAATCAAACAAGGTAGTGCTACACTAATGAGCTGTATCTTTGATGCAAGATCATATAGCCCCTCTGACGTTGTTAAAGGTGAAGCTGTATGGGAACAATTCAAGCTCAAACAAAACACTGTATCATTAGCTTATCCTGAATGTCTCAAGACACTCAATGAGAAGCTCTATGGTATGCGTCTAGGTGAGATTGTTTTGTTCACATCAGGTACTGGCTCAGGTAAGTCAACTGTTATTAAAGAAATCGTAATGGAGATTCTTGACAAGACAACTGACATGGTTGGTATGGTATCTCTTGAAGAATCTGTTGGTGATACAGCAGAAAAGTTTATTGGTATGCAGCTTAAGAAAAACCTCAAGACAGATAATGTCACTGAGGAAGAACAGTATACAGCCTTTAAAACTATCTTTGGTGATGAACGCTTAGTGCTGTTAGATCACCAAGGTTCTGTTAGTGATGAATCACTCATTGATAAGCTAGAACACTTAGCCCTTATGGGTTGTAAGTATATTATCCTTGATCACATTACTATTGCTGTGTCTGAAGGTGCTAAAGGTAAAACAGGTAATGAAGCAGTTGACTCCTTCATGTCTGACTTACTTAAAATCACTAAAAAGCATAACATCTGGCTTGGTGTTGTATCTCACTTACGCAAAGGTGAGAAGCCCTTTGAAGAAGGTCACATGCCTTCTATAGATGACATCAAAGGTTCAGGCTCTATTAAACAGATTAGCTTTGACATCATTGCTTTCTGTCGCAACATGATAGCTGATACGGAGTCTCTTCGTAACACTATCAAACTTCGAGTCTTAAAGTCTCGATTCACTGGTCGTACTGGTGACTGTGGTAGTACATCGTATGACACAAACACTGGACGTCTTAAACAAACTTCATTTGTAGACTTCGAATAATGAATCCACTCCAATATCTTTCTGAACGTGTATCCAAGGTAGTAATTAATTCAGACAAGATCTTTAACGAGGGTGCGCGTCTCCTTGCACATCACCCTACATGGGAATATGATCTTGAACGTTTTATCAATGAGTCTTGGGATACTCTACTGCGTTACTGTATACGCAATAAAAACGCTACTCACTCAGCGTCAGTTAAACTTACCTTTGCTAGCGATCTTATCGGTAAACGGATTGCTCGTGCTATTGGCATTGACGAACATAACATCAAGTCCACCTTAAGTCTTGGTGATATTATGCTCGAGACATTCCTTCAGGATGGTCTTATAGACATCTTCAGGGAATATGAGGGTCGCAAGGCTCCCTATATGGTACGTATTGTTAATCAAACAGATGATCTTAAGCCTACGCTTATAGGTACTTCATTTGAACCTCTGCTTCCTATTGCTGGACTATACAGCAACCTTACTAAAGAACCATTCATTAAAGGATGGACTAACAGTAAACTATTTCATGAGTATTTAGATAAACCTTTTATTAGAAGTATGGAAACATTACGCCAACAACCTTGGTCGTTAAACCTACCTCTATTAAGAGCTATGGAAGAGAATCATCCTACTGAAATACTAGAACTAGTTGATGTTAATGGTGAGATATACAAGTACAATATCCACCATGAGAACCTACACTTACCTAAGAAACTTAACCATATAGATGGTACAAAGTTCTTCGGTAAGAAAGACCCTAAGCTACAGCGACTGATAAGTAAATACTTTGAGTACAGTCAAGTAGTAAAGAAGGCACAGCTAGTCGGTAATAAAACTTTCTATCAAGAAGTTTCATGTGACTATCGTGGACGAGTCTACTATGCTGAATCATTCCTTGAGTTTCAAGGTAGTGACTTAGCACGTAGTCTCTTTTTATTCGCTAATAAAAAAGAAGTTACTGAACGAGGCTACTACTGGCTATGTGTCCACACAGCAGCTTGCTACAACAAGTCATTTACTATTGATGAGCTTGCACAACAAGGCTTTGGTACTGATTATGAGTCATACCTAAAAGAAGAAGGTCTAGATACTATCTCCCTAGATAAAATGACTCTAGACGATCGTGCTTTGTGGGTTAACCAACATATAGGCTTTATTACTTCTACTAGCTTAAATGAAGTTATTAATCAAACAGCTGAGAAACCTTATAGCTTTCTTGCTTGCTGTCATGAGATAGTAAACTACAGAAGAGCTAAGTCTGAGGGTAAACCTTACAAGTCTGGCTTCCCTATACCTATTGATGGTAGTAACAATGGTTGGCAACATCTGGCAGCAATGTCTAAAGATAAACAAGCAGGTACTTTAGTGTCCTTAGTACCTACTCCTATCCAGAAAGACTTCTATGTAGCTGTTGCTAAAGAGCTTATTAAGACTATGCCTGAGTGGTTTGAAGAAAAACAAATGCCTATGAAACATATCCGTAAGGGTATCGCTAAACGAGGCTCAATGACTCGAGCATATAGCGCTGGTAAGAAACGTATAGCTAAGAACATGTACGATGACTGTCATGTAGAAGGTTATACTGTTAAGTACAACATAGATCAGGATCAATGTGACGTTCTAGCTGGTAACCTTATTAAGGCTATCAATGAGGTATGTGCTGGTCCACTTAAGACAACTAAATATCTTCAAAAGATTGCAGAACATGAACTCAACTCAAACAGAAATCACCTTGCTTGGCATACTCCTTCTGGTTTCCCTGTTATTTATAAAGCTTACCTTCAGCACGAACGTAAACAAAGAGGTACAATACGGGGTATACAAGGAAATAAAGATGGTCGTATCATGCACGTTATTAAAGTGGATGTCCTCAATAAAGAGACTGGCGAACGAGTACCATGCCGTAGGAGTTATGCTTCGGGCATTAGCCCTAATGTTGTACATTCCTATGATGCTGCTCACATGGCTAATACTGTTGTTGGTTTCAACGGTAGTTTTGGTGCTGTCCATGATTCGTTTAGTACCCATGCTGATGAAGTGGATTTTCTACAAGAAGTAACTAAGATGACCTTTGTTGCACAGTATGACATCGAAAACTTCTTTAGCCTACTACAAGACACTCTCATGGAGAATAAAGAATCATTCACTTTCCCTCAACCAGTAACAGGAAGCTTAAGTCTACAAGAGGTTTATAACTCAAAGTATTTCTTTTGCTAAAGAGTCGGTACCTAATACCGAACAACAATAATTAACAAGGACATTAATGAACTCATATCAAGAACTAATCGCTAAATCCCGCTATGCTCGATACCTACCTGAAAAGAATCGTAGAGAGAACTGGGATGAAACAGCTGATCGATGGATCTCCTTCTTCAAAGAACAACTTAAGGACAAAGTACCTACCCATGACTCTGTATGGCCTTGCCTAGAGAATGAGATAAAAAGTTTAAACTCTCTCCCATCCATGCGTTCTATTATGACTGCTGGAGAAGCTCTATCCAGAACTAATGTTGCAGCATACAATTGTAGCTATCTTCCTATAGATCATCCGCGTTGTTTTGATGAGGCCATGTACATCCTATTATGTGGTACTGGCGTGGGCTTCTCGTGTGAAAACCAATACACTTCTCTATTACCTGATGTTCCTACCTTAACTAACAGTGATAAAATTATTACTGTAGAAGATAGTAAAGAAGGTTGGTGTGAAGCGTATAAATTATTAATAGCTCGTCTGTATGCTGGTAAAGTCTCTCAGTGGGATACTTCCTTAGTACGTCCAGCAGGAGCGCCATTAAAGACTTTTGGTGGTAGAGCTTCTGGTCCAGGACCCTTGATTGATTTGTTTAACTACACTGTAGACAAGTTTAAACATGCTGAAGGTCGTAAACTATCTGCTATTGAATGTCACGATATCATGTGTAAGATCGGTGAAGTAGTTGTTGTAGGTGGTGTACGTAGGTCAGCAATGATTTCATTAGGTGACTTAGGTAACTATGACCATGCTACTGCTAAGACAGGTACTTGGTGGGAAAAATATGGTGAGCGTGCCTTAGCTAATAACTCAGCCGTATACCAAACAAAACCCTCTATCGGTGAGTTCATGAAGGAATGGTTAGATATCTACAACAGTCACTCAGGTGAACGTGGTATCTTTAACCGTGAAGCCTCACAAAAGCAAGCAGCTAAGTGGGGTCGTAGAGAGTTTGATGTGCAGTATGGTACTAATCCTTGCTCAGAGATTATCCTTAAGCCATACCAGTTCTGTAACCTCTCAACTGTAGTTGTTACTGCTGAAGATAACTTAGAAAGTCTTAAGACAAAAGTACGTTATGCTACTATTATGGGTACTATGCAAGCTACCCTTACTCACTTCCCTTATCTGCGTGATGTATGGAAACAGAACACTGAACAAGAACGTCTGTTAGGTGTATCTATGACTGGCATCTTAGACAATCACTTGTTACGTGGTGAAGGTAAGATTACTTTAAGAGTTCTACTCGAAACACTACAGCAAGTAGCTCGTGATACAAACAAACAATGGGCTAGTATGCTGGGTATTCCTGAGTCAGCAGCTATCACATGTGTTAAGCCTGAAGGTACTGTATCTCAGTTAACCCTTACTTCAAGTGGTATTCATGCTGGACATGCACCACACTATATCCGTCGTATACGCCAAGATAAGAAAGATCCATTAACACAGTTCTTAATTGAACAAGGTGTTAACCATGAAGACTGTGTAATGAAGCCTGACCAAACAACTGTGTTCAGCTTCCCTATGAAGTCTACTGGATATACTCGTAATGATTTAACTGCTATCGAGCACTTAAACATTTGGTTAGCATATCAGCGTTACTGGTGTGAACACAAACCTTCTGTTACTATCTCTGTTAAAGAGCATGAGTGGATGGAGGTAGGTGCATGGGTATACGAACACTTTAATGAATGTACGGGAATCTCTTTCTTACCTGATGATGGCGGTACTTACCAACAAGCTCCATATGAAACAATAGATTCATCTGTATATAAGCGTTTGTTAGACACTCAGCCAGAAATTGATTGGTCTTTATTTAAAGAAGATAGAGACAATGTAGAAGGTGTTCAAGCCCTTGCGTGTACCGCAGGCGGGTGCGAAATATGATTTGTAAGAATATAGGCTGTGACAATGAAACAGCAAAATATTCTGTAAACAACCCTAACAAAACTAATAAAGAATACTCAGCATCTTATACTGAATGTAATAAATGTCGGCACTTAAGGGCTAAGTACGGTATTACTTGTCCTAAGAGGGATGAACTTATCTTAAGTCAAGATGGATGCTGTGCTATTTGTGAGTTACCTGTAGAACTAGATGGCAAAGCTACTAAGCTAAGTGCTGTAGTAGATCATGACCATATTACAGGTAAGATTAGAGGTATTCTATGTGGTCAATGCAACAAAGGTCTTGGTATCTTTGGTGATACATTGTCTGGTTTAAACAAAGCTGTTAAATACCTAGAAGGAAATAAATGAATAAATTAGTTAAACTATATGCTGACTGGTGTGGTCCATGTAAGGTCATGGATGGTATTTTAAAGGACATTGACCTTAAAGAATTTAATATCACACTTGAATCATTTAATGTAGATCAGCATAAAGATATTGCTGTTAAGTATGGTATAAAAAGTATACCTTTCTTTGCCATAGAAGACTCTGAGGGTAACCTCCTTCGCACTCATAAAGGGTCTATGACTCTTAAAGAGACAAGAGACTTTCTAGTAGGTACCTAATAGAGAACGCATAGGACAATGTCATTGATGAGCACCCCTATCAGAGGAAAGCAACAATGTCCCTATGCTATTCTCACCTAACACAACTTAAGGATACAAGATGAGATATCAAAAACGATGGGCTAACGGGTACTGGAGGGTATTCGATACAGTAAATTATACTACAGTACGTCTGGCAGGAACATCCGTTGAATGTGATGAACATGTTAGGTACTTTAACCTACCTAGGATTAAGGGATGACATGGCTACAATTATTAAAAAACCTAGAGACTATTATTCAAGAACTTTTCTTAACAGGGATAAAGGCAGCGCACACACTATTGCCCAAGGATCCTTTGATAACTGGTCTTTTGACGGGTCATTCCTTGTTGCTGACTGTAACCGCCACGCTACTATTGAGTTCTTTTCTTTCAACATAAAAGAATATAAGTCTAACTATATTAAGATACTTAAGATGCTTAACGAGTTAGAAGCTCTTCGTGACTACATGGAGAAGAACGAAGCATATGCTGAACAAGTATTTACAGCAAAGAAAAAGAAAATTAGTAGTAAACCATTTAACTTAGCCGAGGTACTAGATGATAAGTGAAATTGATATCGAGCATCTCTGGGAAGAACCTATCTCTGATGAGGTAGAGGAGTATGAGGTTAACAAACCTATTGACGTTAGATTTCCTTTAGGCTTATACGATCTAGCTTTATCTATGAGGTGGAGTTATGAGTAAGGGTAGCAACAGACGTCCTACTGATGAACAAAAATACAAAGATAACTATGATGAGATCTTTGGTAAGAAAAAGAAAGAAGATAATGGCAACAAACAATAAAGATGTTATCGTATCAGCACTAAGGTGTTTGTTTGCAGATAACTTTGTAGTGTACTACAAGTCGCATGGCTTTCACTTCAATGTGCAGGGACCAACATTCCCTCAAGACCATGAGCTGTTAAATGAGATCTATGATTTCTTATGGGACAATCATGATAGTTTAGGTGAACAACTACGACAACTAGATAAGCCAGCATTGACTTCTCTTAAGGCTATTCTTAGCGTAACAGAGATCAAGGAAGAAGCTGCCGTACTAGATGATAGTCGTAAACAATTTGAAGCTCTTCAAGAAGACTTTGATATGTTACTTCGTAATGCTCAGTGGATCTATGAAGAAGCAGGTAAGCAAGGTATTGGTGGTTTAGAAACTTATATTGGTGACTATCTTAAAGACTTATCTAAGTTAAATTGGAAGTTAAAAGCTATATTAAAACGGAGTCTTAAATGAAACAAAGTCATAACTATGATGCTAAATTAGGTGGAGATACAGACGACATGGAGTTAGTCCAGCGTTATGGTCTTGACCCTAAAGTAGCCTATACACCAGCTATTAACGATGCTATGCGTAAAGCTATCTATGCTGAAAATATTGTTGATCTCCAACGCGGAGGATACTCTGAAGGACAAGCTCGTTCTATTGCAGCTAAACAATTAAACTCTGCCAATGAATTTGGTAAACAAATGGACAGACAAAAGTAAAAAAAAAAATAACCCCTATTAGGAATAATCCTAGTAGGGGTTTTTTATTTGTTACTTAGAGTTAACAATCTGATTGTCGTTTGTTTTCATCTTAGCAACTAACTCTTCATTCTTTTGTTTGAAGTTATTAAAGGTTACCATGTTACGTGTAGTATACCAGTCATGTTCTTTACCTTGAAGGAATTGACGCTTAGAGTTTGGATCCATCCAGCCAGAAGACTCTAACATTAACCGAGTTAAGTTAGTAAACTCTTGTGGTGTTACTTTATTATTGTTACGAGCATCTCTGTTACGTTCAATAGGGGGTAGCCATCCAGAAGCAATAGCATGATTAATAATCTTTTCTGCGGTGGCTTTCTTTTTTTCTTCAGCAGCTATAGCTTTATCTGAAGTAACTCTACCACGCTCTTTAGCACGACTAGTCATCTTAGAACCAATATAGATGCGATCAAAGTATCCAGACAAACCTTTGTACTTACCTAACATACCAATGTTAGCACCTTTATTGGCAATAACATCTTTATGAGCTGCTTTATAGTCATCCATCATTGATTGGTAAAGACCATCAAAGATTGGCTTAGCATTAGTAGCCATAATATGCGGTGATATATTGTTATATGAGTTATATAGCAACAAAGTACTTCCAGGAGCTGTAATAGTAGCATCGTGAATACTCTTTACATTAAGAGGTTCAGCATTTGGATTGTCTTGATTAGCATACACAATAGCAGCTGCCATTTGGTATGCATCACCTGATTGAACCAAAGCTACTGGAAGAGTCTTACGAGCTTTATCTCCAAAGGTAGTATGCTCAGTAATAGCTTCTTGTAAGTCAAGGATATTAAGGTTTAATTTTGCAACGCGAGCTTTCATTTCATTAACTTCATCCATGTTTCTACCTACATCTCCAGGAGATGCAAGGCTTTTTGATGAACCAATTAACGGAATAAGATCGTCTTCTAAACCTAATACACTTTTATTTAAATTACTTTCATCTGAATAAGGAGTAGCATGTATAGCTCCAATATCAATCTTAGTGTTACCAAGGGTTTGAATTTCAGAACTACCATCAAAAGCAGCTTTAATACCGCCCATAGATGAAAACACTTGTTGAAATCCTTGTAGATTAGACAGATGCTTTTTCATAGATGTAGTATATATAGATGCTATATCTTCTACTAACATTCTATAGTCGCCTTTGTATATATGATTATACAAGTAGTCTAATCCAGTACCATTATTACCAATCTGGCCTAACATTCTTTCTACTTCAGTAAACATATAATCAGCAAACTTACCGTACAAACCAGCTACAACAATACCTCGAGCATAAGTTTTATCAAATCCACTTGGATCTTGTTGCCTAGCTTTATCAAACATGTTTTTGATTGCTACAGCTTTCTCTGCTTCATCAGGACCAGTTAAAGTTGAATCAACATCATCACTAATTGTTGAGGCTACTTTATTACGTAAGTCTTTATATTGCCTGCGAACATTCTCAAATGCTTCGGCTTCTACATGGTTACCTAAGATGTTAGTAATATCTAAGTCACCTGTCATTAAAGACATAATGAAAGCATTAGATTGAGAAGCATCTGTTTCAATAGTAGCATCTAACTGAACTAAACCACCACCATCCTTAGAGGCTTTTTGCATATTAAACGCCATAATAGCATTAGATACACGAGGACCCCATTCTTTCTTTTCAAAGAAATTATTTAAAGAGCCTTTTGGTACATCCATACCAGCTAAATCATTAGCTGTTGGCAAAGTACCTTTAGACCATCCATTTAATTTAGCACCAACAGCTGCTACTCTATTAAATACTTCAGGAGTAAGTGCTTCAATAAATTGAAGAGGAGATGGACGATTATTAGGCATCTTTAAATACCCAAAGTCATCAGCTATTTTAGCTATTTGATAGTATGCATCAAGCAAAACACGTTGTTCTTGAGGTAAGGCATATAAAGCCTTTTGAATAGCAACACCAACACCAATACCCTTACTACCCTTAGTATTAAACACTCTTCGTGCTGTTTCTTTTATTTTAGTTATATCTGTATAGATATTATTTGAAACTTGAGCACTATGTTTAACAGCAAAGTTCATTCCTGGACGTATAGTTCCAGAATGGTTAGTAGTATTAATATCAGTAGCAGTAGGAAACAAACGGTTTGTAGCTTCAGACCTTTTTACTTGGTCAAATCTAGCACCACGCATTAAGTTACCTGACAGATAGTCATTTAAATGCTTGAAGACTTGGTCAACTTTATTATTATTTATTTCACCAATAATTTTAGCAGCTTCATCATGTGTTTTACCTTCACTACGTAACTCATTATACTTCTCTTGAAACTTATCACTAGACAAGTCAGCCATTGTTTCTGCAAATGGGCTTACTGAAAACGCATTTATTACACCTTGAGGATCACCTTCAACTGTTGGTTGTCCAGTAGTAGGGTTACCTATAGCTAATGTTGGTGCATCTTTATTTCCAAAAGCACTAGTAGCCATTTGTTGTAATAGACTTAAGTTTGTAGGGTTAACAACTAAACCAACACTGTTAATTATATTAGATGCAGCATCAATAAGATCCATATTACCATCACGCACACGATTATCTTTAGTAAACATAGCTTCTTTACCTGCATAACTTAAGTTAACAGGAGGGTTGGCTTGAGAACGAATAATAGCTTCATTAAGGTTCATATGACGAAGCTCTGGGTCATACATACTAGCGGCATGTAAGCCAGCGTTAAGCGCCTCATGACCCTTTGAGGTTAACAATGGAAAATAAACTCCATTCTTATTTTTACCTAATTGAAAATAACCTTTGTCAAAGTATGTATAAGCAATACCAGCAGCTACTTCAGGTGATACAGAGTTACTTTTGTATATAGCTCCTGGTGTTAGTGGGCGAGTAGTAAACTTACCCATAGAGTCAGCAATACCTTGAATAAACCCTTTTATAACTGGTTGGTGGGTAATATCTCTAGCAGCTCCCCGCCAATCTTCTCTAGTTTCTTCTTTTGTTTTTTCTGGAGGACCTTTTTTATCTGTAATACCAAACATAGATTCAGCATCACCCATCTCAGGTGAGTATGATGCATAACCACTATCAGATTTACCGTCATCTACTTGTGACTTGTATTTACGGGAGCGTACATCAGATGCAGCTCTAACCATAGATAGATACATTGATCCACCAAGACGATTAACGTTTTCAGGTGTTAATTTAAGATCACTAGCTAACGCATTAAGCATTGCATTGCTTTTCCAAACCCCATTATTCTCTTGAACTTCACTTTGCAAATCATTAGAGATACGAGATACTTCAGTAGCTTCTACACCTTCAGATGAATACTTACTATGTTTAGTTTGTTTAACATTAAACATATCATAAGATTGCCCTAATTGGTCTTTAGCATTAGCTAAAGCTTCTAATGTACCTCCTGGAGTTGTAAAATCAGGTACTTGAGTAGGCTCTGCAAGCCTCATACCTTGTTCTTCTCTGTCAGCTAACGCTTGATCTTGATATTTAAGCCTTGCAGCTTGAGCTGTCATTGGATCTTCTTCAGGTACTCCATACTCAGCTTGTGAAGGTACGGGTTCTAAAGAAGTATTAGGTAGTTGAGGTAGCTCACCTTCATTGACCATAAGTCCAGGCTGGACTAAGGTCATTGATCGCGGTATAGGGTTTGTTTCTATCTGTTGTTGTACAGATTCAGGAACAGCAGCTTCTGTTGATCCCAAAGGACCACCCCCAACGGGGGCGTTTGAGCGTGATAAGAAATTAATTGCCATTTATTTTTCCTTGTCAAAGGCATGTCTAATACTGGGGATCTCTCCGAATACTGGAATTCTACGAATCAAGTTAGATTTATTTTTCAAGTCATCTTCCTTGGTAGCAATCGCATAAACGTCTTTGCCTGTATTAGCCACTAAGTTTAAAGCAGGTGATAAACCGATCACCGTTTCAACTGGATTATGTTTTAAGTTTCCAGCTTTGTTTGTTTCAGTAGCACTTGATATTGTGTTATACACATCAGAGTAAGCACCACCAACAGAATAATCAAACGCTTGTTTAAGTCGTTTAGATAATTTCTTTTCATCATTCTCTTCTTCGTCACCACGCATAGCACCCTTAAGGTACATACCTGCGTAAGCTACTGCGTATGACAGCATCATCAAGCTGAATGCCGAATAAGTATATTTAACATCACCACGCTTAACGTACATGTTCCATAGTTGGGGTACTACGTTAGCTGTAAAGTGCCAAGTAAACTTTTTAAATTGTGTAAACAAAGCAAATCTATGGTCATCAAATAATTTGGCTGCACTTCCTGGCTCAGGTCTTGAAGAGAATTCATCAATAAAGTTTGTAATTCCTGGCATTAGTTGTTGTCTAGCTATATCTAACAAAGGATTACCAGCAACTAAAGAATTAAGAGCATCAACAGATAAGTTACCTACACCATTATACAGCTTAACTAATTCATCAGGATCCATTCTATAGTATGACAACCTATCCCTAGCCCATCGAGTAACATCGTTATTGTTTGGACTCTCTGCAATAATAGAAACTAAATTATTAATTTCATCACATGCAATAGCACCTCGGGCAGCTCGAGCAGCGTTAGTAACAGACTCTACTAGATTAAGTTTGAACATTAGCTTACTAAGATTCTGTTTACTTTGTGTAGAAATATTAGCACCTACATTAAATGCAATATCATTCATGCTACCAAAGTGGCCTGTCTCTTGTAAGCTTTTATTGTTGTCTGATAGTTCTCTTTCCTCGTAAGATTTAATTAAACCACCAGACAGCTTACTACCAAGTTGAGTAAACTTAGCGGCAACATCTAAAGCAAATTCTTTAGCAGTAATGCCAAAGTATTTTACTGTATTAGCTGGAGATAAACCAAGAGCACCATAAACTACTTCAGATAAGTTAGCAAACAAAGAGGTATCCATGTATGTTAACATAGTAACAAAAGTAAGATTCTCTGTAGCGCCCCTAATTAAAGGTGACGTAGGTCTATTTAGCTTACCATCAAAAGCTTCAAGCATTTGTGAAGTATCTACTGCTAATCGTTCAGCTTCTTCTTTTGTAATCTCATTGGCATCAAACATTTTAGAAATACCTTTTGCTATAACTTCTCCGTTAGCACCAAAGATAGCAGACCTTACTGAAGAACGAGATACCATCTGAATCATTTTAGCTACATTAGACTCTACATTTCTAGATTTAAATGCAGAGAATACAGGATTACTTAACACACCTAAGTCAGATAATTCTTTTAATTCTCTTGGACCCATGTGATCATTAATACGATCAATTAAATCTTGTACATATGCAGGGTCTATCTTAATCCCCATAATATTTTGGGGTACATGATGTTGTTGAATTAACTTCATGAACTCTTGTGGGTCAGCTCTAATTAAATTAGGGTCAACAAGTTGGTTCTTTAAGAAGTAATCTGGTTCACTAAGTTTTAAATAATCTTGCCCAGTAAATGGACCAAGATTTTGAATTTCAGCTTGTAGATTAGCTGCAATAGCATCTAGCCTAGCTCTATATTCTATTGCGCCTTTATGGGTAACATTACCATGTAAAGATTCTAAAAGAATATTACCAATATCCATATCATTATCTGTACCAAACATTCTGCGCTTGTCAGTGTTTGTTGGTAACAAACCAGTCATAGAGTTAGCAATAGCATGTATACGTTTAAATGCAGATAAACCTGAGTATACTCCTCGTACACTACTAGCATCAAACAAACCAGCTATCTCCCTGCCTCCTTGAAACTGTAAGAATGGTCTTAATATATTATCTCTTACGGAAGAAAACAAACCACCATTAACCATTAGTGATTTAAAGTCTTGTCCTAACGTAGTAGGTTTAGCTGTATCAATTAGCTCATTAAGAGACTTGTCATTACCAGCAGCATTTTTAGAAGAACCTTGATAGCTTCTTAATGTATTAGATAACTCAATATCGTTAAGCTTTTTACCATTACGTCTAATCTCTTCTTCTTCCATCAAAGAATTAATAGTACGTGGGTTTGTTTCTATACCAGAAAGCATACTTAACTTTTGATTAAAGTCTCTGATATCACCCATTGCACTTGGAGCATTGAATCCTACGCCTAATAGACCACCAACAACTGCTGCTTCCTTAGCACGCTCATACATTGTTTTCCAGTCAAAGTCTACACTAGTAGAACCAGTAATAGCTCCATATTGAAGCACCTCTTGAACTAATTCTGTAGATGCTTCTTTACCTGCATGTTTAGTTATATCAACTATTAAGTCATTAAACCCATGACGAGCTTTAAGTTGGTCTGTTGCAACATTTTTAACAACCATTGCATAGTCTGTTCCTAGTTGAGTTATCTCTTTACCTAACAGCTCAGATGCTTCTTTTTCGCTTATACCTTTTAACACAGAAACTTTCTCTGTTAAATTTTGCATACCTTCTTTAGTTACTAAATGTTTAGCAGTAATAGCTCCTCTAGAGAAGCCAAGTTTATCTATTAAACCAATAGCCATACCAGCGGCTGTTGCTACTGTTACGCTCTTTTCATCATCAGGCATTTCACCGTATACGTCAGCTATACCCATCATCATAGGAACAACTGAAGCACCTACGGGTCCACCAACTAATCCTCCAGCTACAGATCCACCAATCATTACAGCCATTTGTGGACCATATTGAAGGAATGAATTACCTATAAATTGAAGTACCTTAGTTGGGTCATGTTGAACATCTTGAAAGTTAGTTACAGTACCACCAGTAATATCTCTATCACCAGCAGTAACATCGATTAACCTACGTTCTCTTTCATTGTTCTTTAAAAAGTTTTGACCATACTTTTGTATTGAGGTACTGTTTGTTAAGTCACCAGCATAATCTAAAAAGTTGGCAGCAGAATCTTTAACACCATTCCAACCTAAGTCCCAAGCACGACCTGCTTCTGAGCTTCGTTTAGTGTTAACACCTTCTAAAGAATTAATAAATATACCTTTAGGGGCATTTAAATTACGTTGTAAAGAATCTTTAGCTCGTTCTAACTGTGCAAGATACTTCTCATGTTGTTCAGGAGATATCTTAGGTGATTGTAGTCTTTTCTCTAAAGCTTTAATAGCTTCTTCTTGAGCGTTTATACCACGATTGCTTGTTGCAGACACATAATCTTGGTATTCTTCTATTGTGTTTGCTTGTTGAGCTTGTATCATAGTGCCACGACCAAGAGCATTATCAACAATTGATCTTGCTCTATCTACTGATCTCACTTGAGGGTCATTAGTAGTTGATACTCTAAAATTTTCAAGACTTCTACGAGTCATATCAATATCAGAGGTATCTTTATTAGGTTGAACTATTTTATTTTTAATTAAGAATGAACCAAGAGATTCACCAGAAGGGTTAACTAGGTCAATTATATTACGGTTAAACGCATCTTTACCTACAACCTTTTGTTGTGTAAATCCATAGTCACGAATAATCTGGTTAGTAGCTTCTGTTTGAGCAACACCAACTCTGGAACCAGCAGAGAACGCCCCCGTAGGGGTGATCTTTGGGGTTTCAGCAGCATCAAAGCCTTTAATACGTTCACCTACACCTTGATCAGTATAGACTGTATCAGCGTCATGTTGAGTGACGGGAATCTTTGTTCCCTTCTCATCTGTAAAGACAAAGTTGGGATCAAAAGGAGTACTACCAGCATCTTCTGTGCTAGTGTCCTTTACAACAAAATTATTTGCTGGTAGAATTTCCATTTATTTTCCTTGTTTGTTTACAGCCATAGTGTAGTACACATAAGCCCACCAATCATTTGGTGCTTCTTTTATTTTGTTGTAGTAAGGATTCTTACGATCAACCTTTTCAGCCAGAGATTCTGGAGTAAATTTACCACGTTGCTTTTCAAAACCAATAGCAGCTGCATCAATCAACCCAGTTGGATTCTTAAACTCAGAGGTTAACTTTTCATTATTCTTAAACTCAGTACGGATGTTATCAGAGATTTCACCCATCTTAGATGTAGGAATATTCTTGCCATCTTTACCAGTGATCTTATTAGTATCAGTTAGTGTAGCACTATTGATAGCCGCCATAGACATTAGCTTGCCAATGTTAGGCTTCTTTTCACCAGTCTTAGCTGCATAATCAAGCATATGATTTAAAGCTTCAGTGTGCATAGAAGGGTCATCAGGTAAACCTAACCTACGTTGTTCTTTAGACCATGAATTAATTTGGCTCATTACTTCACTTTGATCCATATCAAATTTGCGTCTGTCTTTAGTTACTCTGTTATCCTCAAAGTAATGTTTAGCTAATCCTTTTTGTACTGATTCTAAAGCTTCTTTTTGGTGAGCAATATCATCAGCACTAGAACGAACATTCATTCCTTTGTCAGCAATTCTTACAGTAGTTTTACCATCTGGAGTTGTATCAAATAAAACAATATCACCTGTTTTATTTTTATAACCTGTCTGAGTAGTTGTATGTCCAGGTTTGCTTACATTAACTACAGGTGCATTAGGCTCTAAGCCAGCTTGAAAATGTGTTGTACCATACTGTGGATTATTAAGCATTTCCTCAATAGCACCATAATTTCCTCTTTCAAGAAACCTACGAGCTTTATTAGCACTTTGGTATGTTAAAGCACCTTTAGCTTCAGCATCTTTAATGCTTGTATTGTAGTTAGCTAATCGTTGATCACCATACTTAACAATAGCAGCTTGTTTAGCCTTAAGAACTTCTCTCTTATCTATTGTTTCTTGTTTGAATCTTTCATCAGACGCTTCTAAAGTACTTCTACCAGCAAATCTAACTGCTTGAACATCAGAATATCCTAACAATTTACTTGAAGCGGCTAATAAAGCAAATCGAGTTAATTCACGACCATTAAAGATACCAGTATCACCAAATACAGTTTCAAAAGCTTTAGTCCAGAAAGATTTAGTTTGTTCTGGGCTAGCATTTTTAGGAGCTATTCTATCCCAAGTTCCTAATTCTCCTATTTGGCTTTGCGTGACATCAGATAACTTTTTATCTTTGTCTTTAATATCTTGAGGCAATTCATTACGATCTACTTCACCACCTTTTTTCCATGTATCATATATGCCAGCTAAACGCTTTTGTTCAACAGGGTCTAAAGGTTTAGAAGAAACATTGTCCCACCCTTCACCACTACCAGCATCAAACGAAGGTAATACGTTTTGAAATCTACCAGTTGGTTCATTACGATAAGTCATTAAAGCTTCTTGAGCTGTAGCTCTAATTTTAGGATTAGTGCTTTCAAGATCACGTTCATAACGCTGTCTAATAGATGCAGGTAATTTGTCTAATGCAGCAACAGCAACATTTCCTGTACGAGGAATATTAGGCTCCATCATAGCATTACGACTATCTAAAGTTTTACCTATATAAGCTCTAGTTTCGCTAGGTAGGGTAGTTTTCCATTTATCACCATCTTTTGTGATAGCTTTGTCTACATTACCCATTCCCCAGTTATAGGCTGCTAATGCTTTTTCTTCATCGTTACCATAACGTTTTAATAAAGCACCCATATAATCTTTTTGGAAGCGTATGTACTCTTCTTCAGACTGATTTTGTAATGGTTTAACTCCAAGCCCAGGATCTATTCCAGTCTTAGGCATTACTTGGCTAATACCTAAAGCACCTTTATTAGATTCAATAAGTTTACCATTTTTATAATGTCTATTACCTGACTCTGTTTTCCTTTGAGCTTCTAATAAGAAGTCAGTAGGTGACTTAGTAGGGTCAGTAGTAAGTTTTACTGGTGCATTTGTTACAGGAGGTACAACAGCAGGTGCTGATGCAACAGGTGCTGCGGGAGCTGTATTATCCCATCCTTCACCACTACCAGCATCAAACGCAGGTAATTCAGGCTTGTTAAGATTTTCAAAATTAATTTGTTGTCTTGGTTGTGGTGGTGGTGGTGTTACTTCAGAAAGATTTACTGGTTTAGGTTGTTCTGCAACTACTGGTTGTGGTGCTGTTTGTTGTACAACAGGAACTTCTGGAGGGGTATACTGATAAGTATCATTGTTATAAAAGTTAGGGTCATCTTGGAAACCTACACCCTCAACACCACTTTGGTAGTGAGGTACATACCCACCATGCATCATTGGTATACCATCTCTTTGAACTACATTAATAGAACCTTCAGCATATTTATCTGGGTTGTACATTTGTTCATCTTGAGCATCTATAGTACCATTTTCATAACCCATAGCTAATGCAGTAGGCATATTAGTAACATCGCTAGTACCAGTACTAAGCTTTTGTGCTTTACGACCTTGCTGAACCATTTTAGCTATCATGGGTTTATTACGTGGGTCTTGAGCAGCAGCTCTTGGTATGACTGCCTCTCCAGGAGTTAGCATAGCGGGGACTGTATCAGTACCTTGGGCCAACATGTGTTGACCTTGCTTAAACATACCTGTGCCAGACATAGGGTTAGAAGAAGGTAGACCTAACTTCTGACGATTCATACGTGGCTTCTTACCTAGTGGACCACTTAACTCATCAATCTTAAGGCCATGAAGCTCTTCTTTATGACCAATACCTTGATTAGCTTTAGCAGCAGCCTCTTGAAGTTTAATTTCATGTAAGCGTTCTTTACGCTTTTCATCGTTCTCCATCTTAGCGGATTCACGAGATTCTTTTGCCGAGAACTTTAACCATTCTCTTTGTTGTTTTCCTGATAAAGGTGCAAACATATTAAATCCATTTCATCTGTTTGGCTAAGAGTAAAGCGCCAATACCCCAACCTACTGGACCCATTCCAGCTAAAGTACCTGCTTCAGCAAGGCCAGCACCAGTAGTTGCAGCGGTAGTAGTAGCCGCTGTTGAACTAGCGGCTGCTAATGGAGCACTACCTAACTCCATAACACCAGCTGCAGAGGCACCTTCCATCATACTTGCTGGAAGAACAGCATTAGCTCCCGCTGTACCAGCAGCACTTGCTCCCATTGTTTCAATAGGTGTAACTACATTAGTAGTACTAGCTTCACTTAAAGGAGCTTGAGCTTCTCCCATACTACGTGACATAGGTTTAATTGTGTTATCTATAGCAACCTTAGCATCTTCAACAGGAACTTTACTTGGGTCTTGTTTAGCAAAAAAATCTTTACCGCCTTCGTAAGTTTTATTTATACCCTCATTAACACCTCTTGCAACTACAATTCCTTTAGCCATTTGACCAACTCCAGGAGGACCCTGCATTGGAGGAGGTGCTTGTGTTTGTCCTGAAGCAGGAACAGCTAACGTATTATTTGCTTGTGGTGATGGGGGTGCTTGCATGGACTGTTTAGTCCAATCCCATGGGTCATTCATTATTTACCCCCAGAAACTGTTTGTTGACGTGCTGGATTACCATACACAGTAGAACCCAAACGTTGAATACCTTGCCATGTAGCGTCAGCTTGTTGCTGTTCAATGCTACGTTGTTGTCCACCTAAACTAGCTAATGAGTTAGCAGTACCAGAAGCCATTGAGCCAGCTTGACCAACAGAAGTACCTAACGCTTGTTCAGAGGCTAGTCTGTTTTGGAACATTTTGTTTTCATAATCAGCATCTACCTTAGCTAACTCAGCTGTAGTAGCGGCATTTTGAGCACCTTGCATAACAGCTTGTCTACCAGAACCTAGTGTTCCTGTATTACCAAACTGAGTATTAAGTCCTGCTGTACGCTTCTGAGCATCTTGCATTACTGCTTCTTTTTGAGCAGCAATAACTTCAGGACTAGGTGTAGCAGACATGTTGGATAGTCGCTGTTGTTGAGCTTGAAGTAAGGAAAGACCTTGTTCACCTGTAGAAGCAATGTTCTCAGCAGCACTACCAAAAGCTTTTTCTTGTAAGCCAGATGTACCAGCTACTTTACTTAAGTCACCTGCATCATAGGCAGTACCAACTTTATTAGTTACATTCTCAATAGATGGACGCATCCACTCAGGAATAGTTGATGTAGTTGTTGCTCCACCACCACCCATATATTGACGTACTACTTTACCGATTTTATATTTCATATTTCTTTCCTCATGACTATGTATGCTTGTTTAAATCCAGGCACATACTTAGGTAGTACCTTTGCCCATCCAGCTCTTCCCCATTGCTCGATGGCTGTACATCCAATTTCTTTAGCAAAGGTTTCCACTGTAGGGAATACTTTAGATTGTTCTTCAAAGTTACTACCTGAGAACGCTATAATATGAAGTGTCTTATGTTGTGTATAAGTTAGTACTTCAGTTAAGCCAACACCAACGATCTTATTGTCGTCTATAACAGCCCAACATTGAGCTTGATCATTTAATATTTTACGGAGATAGTCAGCCAAGGAAGATTCTCCTTGACCATGTATCATTGCTTTCTTTAGAAAGTCTGTTATTGTATTCCAGTGAGATACAACATCATCATGCTTTAATATAATGATGTTCATGTTAGTCCCACATAAGATTTAGAGTATAGTTCTTTTACAAGATCCATTCTACGAGCTTTCCTTGCAGCCAGTGTATATATTACTTGCCAGTTAGCCAGTACACCTTGACTCTCTTCATCAAAGTTAGTGTATCTACGATAAGATACAACTTCATTATTAGATACTAATGCACTAAACAAAGTATCTTCATTCATGTTATCTAGGTTTAAGTTAAGAGTAGACAGTACTTCAGGAGAAGCTACAAAGAAATATTCTTTAAAGGTCAGCATCTCAGGCTTACATGGCTTGTTATATTCTTCGTAGTGATTTGTTTCAGCTATGATAAACATATCTTGATGCGCCCAACTAGGCTTATTATCAAGCATAATGTCTGTAGTGTACAAGTATGATGTACCGCTTTCCATACCAAACATTCTATGTGAAAGATATACTTCTTTGTTTAAAGCCCTTTTAACATACTCAACAGTAGCACAACATCGTTGTATCTCTTCATTAAGAATTTCATGTACATAAGGTTCTGATGCACCTCTATGTTCATCTACATTAAACCAACTGAATTTATTTTTAACAGTATCAAACAGTTCTTCTGCTCTATCTGTACCTTTATCATGGCTTAATGATTGTATACCATCTTGTTTAAATAGTGTATCTGGCATTATAATGTCCATCCTGAGTCTTGTAAGTACATATCCATAGCATCGTCTATGCTTTCATCATCTTTTACAAACAAAGCAGAGTCCATAGTAAGTGTGGCAAAGCCAGTTCCTTTAGGCACAGTCTTACTTACTTTAAAGAATATAGTCTGACCATCTACATCTTTTCTTACATGGGTTATTTGATAAGGTTTAATCATATCTAGAAGCATCCCCAATAATTACTGTAGCAGCAGACAAGTTAAGAGTTTCATTTGAATATGGCCACGTACCACCGTCACCTGACTGGTCACCTGTACCAATACCAATGACTGCACCGTCTTGGTAGTATGTCCAATTACAACCGAACTCAGCTACAATCCAACCAGCAAACACTTGATTGGTACCTCTACGTAGACCACCACGATAGAAAGCCCAATAAGTTGATTCCCACTTGTAGTATCGGTATACACCTACACAGTTACCTTTAACAATAACTCCATCACATTCTTCTTCTTCATATCTAAATAGAGCTTCCCTTTCAGCCTGAGCTAAAGAAGGAAAGAAGAACATTGGTTTAGTAGGTAATGATACACTGTAAGTACTATACTGGTCTGGTACAAGCATACCACCAGAGTCTGCCTCTGAAGAAGCACAGTTCTGAGCATTCAAACCATAAGGGAAAGAAGGTTTAGGGTTACTAGGATGAGTAACTGATAGACCACCAGTAATAGCTAATGGAGACAAACGACTATCAAAAGAAGCTGTACCATCATCTCTAAATACTTTCATACCATAAGCGTCTGTAGGTGAGGCTCCTCTAGGGTCAGCAAACACATACAGCTCAGGATAGTCATATGCTGAACCTGACTTAAGTAGTTCAATATCCCATTGATCACCACTAACATTAGTTACACGAGTACAACTGTAGTAGTCACTAGTAGAAGGCATTGTAAAGAAAGGTACTGGAGTAACACTACATGTTGCTCTATATCTTAATGTTCTTATGCCACCATAGTTACTGTTACTTAATGTTACTTCAGTAGGTGAAGATATCTTTTGTACTAAGTGGAGATTACGAGTATCACTCGAGATCAGAACTTGATTGCTACTGTTAGTAGCCAGAAAACCATAACTCATCGCATTAACACCAGTATATAAGTACTTTCAGAACCACCAGAAACAGACACAGTAGTACCTGCTACAGTGATGGTGTGAGCTACGGCTCTACGAGTTATTGGTGGAGCATTAATAAACATTTGTGCTGTAAGAACTTCTTTACCAGACAATACAGGGTAATCGTAGCTAGCAGAACCTCCACCAGCTACAAGAAAGAAGTCTACTTGATTCCATGTAACATCATTAGTGCTATATACTAAACTAGTATCAGACTTAAATATATTAAGACCATACATAGACTCTCCTTAAGCAGATAAGTTTCCAATCTGGACTCTTAATACACCTGCGTTATATACTTTAATTGTTTTGTTATCAGCACTAATAATGACACCATTAGTAGTGTCACCTGCATTAATTACACCTGCATTAACTGTACCTAGGTTAGCACTAATAGCACTTAAAGAAAGTACTTATATACTGGTGTTAATGCGATGAGTTATGGTTTTCTGGCTACTAACAGTAGCAATCAAGTTCTGATCTCGAG